AGGAATATTGTTGGTAGAAAGAATATTCTTACCCAGGAAATGATAAATCAGCCTGATACTATATACGAAATCAGGTATGATTTTGATTTGGATGGCGCTCAAATCACTATTCCAGAAAACTGCATTTTGAAATTTGACGGGGGAAGTTTGAGTAATGGCAAGTTGACTTCCATTGGTTATGTCAGGTGTATAAATTCAGATACCCCGGATTATTCAAATGAACTTAAATGCGATATAGACAATAATTTTGTAGACAAATTTCCAATAAATCCATATTCTAAGCTCCAGCAGAAAAATGATACGATACTGACTCTGAATGTGGGGTATTGGTCTAAGGAAACTCCGGTGGAGCAACCTACACAATTCATCAATTACATTAAGTCATGCGGATGTATAGGTATAACGGTAGTTATTGCCTTACATAACGATGAGAAAGGGAATATTATACGGGATTATCCGGAAAATTTTTATGATTATTTCCATGCTAACGGCGTAAACATAGAAGCGGTCAAATTCCATATAGATGGAGGTGATTATAATGGACGGGATAATGTGGAATTTTATAGAAATTACGTAAATGAAGTAAGGGATATAACCAGAGATTTTGTAGGAAAGAATGACGTACATGCAATATTTATATTGAATGAGTGGTATGAGCCTACAGATGAAGGGAATAAGGATATGTGTAATATAACCAGGTCTTTAATATCAGATATAAAGGCTTGGGGATTTAAGGTCGGAATATCGGGGTATAGGGGGGACAAATCCAATATGCCCTTTGATTTATTCAATAAGTTTGACTATAAAGGGTTAAATATATATCCATTTTTCGGGTTAAAGGATGAATTTACAACAGAAGAGAACACGGATATATACACTCCCTTCAATTTGCTATATAATACAATGTCAAGCCATGGCAAGTATGTGGCAAACTCAATAACGGAGAGTGGAGCTTCGGAAAGCTATTATACATTGCGGAATCCGGCAGATAATACCGTAAAATACGGTAAAAATTTTACAGAGTACTCCCCTCTGATTCATTTGTATAATAAAGGTCTGTTTCATTTTGCAGGCAATTTAAATTCCAAATTCATATGTACATGGTATTCTAAACAATTGCACTTGGGAAAAGTTGAGGATTTAATCAAACAATACTTATTCTAATAAAATGGCTACTTATTACATTATAGGAAAAATATCTTCTACCGCTAATGGATATACATTTGGTACTATCAGTAGATATAATAGTTATATTGAAACTGCCAATCATATAAGTGATGCAATGGTGGAATATCCGTTCTATATCAGGCATGATGCCGAAGAGTCTCTTCCTAACATATCTAACATAAGGAATTTTAAAAGTTCTATAACAGGTTTATATATCATCAAGAAAAAAGATGATGATAATTTATATATAGCTTCTGTTTCAAATTTCAAATTCAATATAGATTCAAGGACTGTATGGTATTTTGGACTGTATAAAAATACTGATTTTCAAAACATACTGTCAAATCAGGAAATTGGGAGAACTTCAAATGAATCGGTTACAGATGATGATATAGAAGAAAAGTTTCAATCGTCAATTGGCACATTGTCTGATGACAATACAATCCTTATCAAGAATAATATTATTGTGATAAATTACTCCATTGACAATCCCGGTGTATTCAGAATAGTATTCAACTTGTTGAACACTTTAAATAAATCCAATAATATTTTGGATTTATATTCTTTTGGTGGCGGCAATGTCCAGGGAGTTCTTTTCAATTATACCAATGCCATAAAAGGATTTGAAGCTTATATAGATAAGGTGAATAAAAATATTTTTATAAAATGTAATATAAGCGGAGCGTATCTGTTTAACTGTACTCTTAAATACAATATAACAACTTATAAGTTTACTAATTCACTTCCTGAAGGGTTAGAGAAAATCCCTATCAGTTTTTTGGGAAATATTGCCAATAACAGTGGTAAGACTGAAAATAGACCTACTAATGCGGATAAGGGTTCTCAATATTATGATACAGATATAAACAAACCTATATGGTGGAACGGTTCTTCATGGGTAGATGCCAGTGGAACTACAGTATAATGTTTTACTAATTGTTTAATTATTTATGGTATGAGAAATAACATCTTAGGTGCGGTGGTCTATCTATCCACCGCCATAGTATTCGGTGGCAGCACTGCACTGCTGATGCTCTTTATCAAGGAGAACAGCGACCGTTGCCACTACTATAACGGCAAGTGGAACAAAGCAGACTTGCTGTGTGGAGTTGCTGCAATATGTGCAGGCATGGTTGTTAATCATTATCTGTTGAAGTTATGAAGAAGTTAGTGTATATAGTATTTCTTGCGTTGACGGTGTATTCCTGTAGGACGAGGACTGTTTATATGCCGGTTGAGACAAAGGTTCTTGACAGTGTGGTTTTCCATGATACTACATTTCAAGAGAAGCTGATACCGTACAAGGACAGCGTATCTGTTGCCGATACAACGTCATTCCTTCGCAATCCGTATGCCTACAGCTATGCTTCATTTAGCAACGGGATATTGAACCATTCATTGGGCATTTATCCTCATGCTACGGTAACGGTCAAAATGCCGTATTTTATCGAAAAGATAAGAAGGATTGAAGTGCCCAAGCCTTATCCGGTAGAGAGGGAACTGTCATGGTGGGAAAAGTTTAAAATCAATTACGGTGGTGCCAGCATTTCGATAAATCTGACATGTGTTTTATTCGTAATTGTTTGGCTCACCATAAAGATAAGAAAGAAATTAACGATGTAGAAGTTGGCTTGTAGCTGACACTCTTTCGGGGCTTAGAGTAAAAAGAAAGCCCCCAACGTTCAAATAATTATTGCCACATAAAAATTTGAAAAAAGCATAAGACACCGCACGTTGGAGGCTTTAATATCTTCAACACGGTATCTTATGCTTTGTTCGTATATAATCAAATATTTTATGTGGCAGGGCAAAGATAAATATAAAATTCAGAAAAACTATGTGTAAGTCAGAAATCTTTGCCGAAACAATTAATCTCGTGGCGCAGGAGACCGAAATACCCGCCAGCCGAATACTATCTTCGGATAAGGATACGGAAACCGTAGACGCCCGCTATTTGCTTGTACAGTTGCTTGTCGAAAGGGGAATGTACCCTTCACAGATAGCTCCTAAAATTCACAAGACCAAACGCGCGATAAACTACATGATTTCCAATTTTCAAGAACGTATGGAAGGCGGGAAAATGTTGAGAATATATTGGGAAAACATTAGGAAAGCGTTGGGAAACAACTGATTTCATGGCAGTATCGGTATTTATACTTTTGTGATGCGGTTGATTTTGACCGTAATACAAAATATAAATTTCTATGGAAAGAACGTATGTCTTCAATCAAGACGGGAACAACGGAAATGGTGGCGGAAGCAAATTCGACATCATGGCTATGTTGCCCAACTTGATGGGAAGCAAGGGTGTAGACCCCGGACTTCTCGCTTTACTGAACCAGGGACGTGGCAGCCAAGACCAATGGGGCGGCTCGTGGTGGTTCATCTGGATTATCCTTTTGTGGTTCTGTTGGGGCGGCAACGGCTTCGGCAACCGCTTTGGCAATGGTGGCGGTCTGCCTGCTGAGCTTAACGGTGATGTCGGTCGTGAATACCTGATGTCAGCCATTCAGGGCAATGGCAATGCCATCAACCAGCTTGCTTCTTCTTTGAACTGCTCTACCCAACAGTTACAGAGCGCCCTGTGCAACATCCAGGGACTTATCGCCAATGTGGGCAATCAGGTGGGCATGTCAAGCCAGCAAATCATCAACGCATTCCAGTCCGGAAATCAGGCTGTTCTTACTCAGATTGCAGATTGCTGCTGCAAAAATCAGACAGCAATTGAGCGTCAGGGGTATGAAAGCCGCTTAGCAAGCTGCGAAAACATGAATACGCTTACACGCACAATGGAAGGGAATACGCGTTCTTTAGCGGACGCTTACCGTGAAGGCTTCCAAGCACTTGTAGCAAAAATGGATGCGGCAGAGGCGCGTCGTCAGCAAGAAGCGTTGGCTGCTAAAGACGCTGAAATCTCTACTTTGAAAGGTGAAATTTCACAGCGTAATCAGAATGCAACTATTCTTGGAAACGTAACGCAACAAATTGCTCCAATAGTAGCAAGTCTACAAACATTGCAGGGAGAGGTGGATAAAATCCGCTGTTCAATGCCGCCTACAGTAGCAGTGCCATACCCGCAATTGCAAGCCATCAACACAGATTGTTTCCGTGCTGCGGCTTTCGGTGCTTACGCCGGTGATGCAATGTATGGACGTGGCGGTTGTGGTTGTAACAACTACTGGGGTTAATTCCGGTAAGAAAGGGGGTAATTATGTGGCCTAACTTTTTTACAGGATTTCCTTTCTTGTTCCCTACTATTGGAAGGGCTAATTTCAATACCCTTCCTACGGTAGCCGTAACGGTCGGCACGGAGAACGTGACTTTGGAGCTTCCTAACCATGCGTTCCGTAACAGAAGCTATGTAGGCGGTTTCTATGTCAGTCTCCGCCAGGCGATACCAGCCGGCACGACTGCTACACTCCCAATACTGATAGGGACTAACGGGGATACAAGACCGTTGCTGGCTTACAACAATGAGCCGGTGACTGTCGGCAACCTTGCCGGAACGGGTATCTACGAAATTCACTATAACAAGTACACCAACGAACTGTTCCTTGTTAACGGTGGGTATCGTCCGACAACCGCATCGACACCAACTCCGACAGCAGAAGCAACCGCTCAAAAGAGCAAGTAGTTAACATGGGGCTTTGTGGTTGTTTCCAAAATGGAAATAGCCACACCCCTTTAAAATCAAACCAATATGTTTCAATCACTTCGTACCAATAACCAGTTGTATATACTTCATAAGGATGCTAATCCGTTTATCGAATACGGTCCGGTAGTCAGCGTTTCCGCTCCTAAGCCGAAATATCCTATGGCACCCCCTATGGGACAGTTGCCCCAAATGGAAATGGTTGTGGATGTCGTTGTCTGTATCAACGGGCAGAACACGACTTTTCAAAATCTACCTGCTGGCATGGATATAGCCGACTTCGGACAGAACGGTAATATCGTAGTGTCATGCTCTCGTGATGCGATGAATAACGAGGTCGCTTCTATGAAACAGAAAAGCATAGACATCATCAATAGCATGGACTTCCACAATTCCGTTATTGCGGGATGTGACAAGATGCTGACGCTCTTGAACCCTGAATTTGCAGAGAAACAACGTCAGGAACAGGAAATATCCTCTCTGAAAGGGCAAATGGCGGAAATGAGCAAGAACATGTCCGACCTTATGGAATTGAACAAACGGCTTATGGAACAGCTCGGAGTTGCTGAAACATCTAAAACAAAGAAATAATATGGGAATGTGGGAAATATTGGAAGAAGGACGCGGAGAATATGACCGTGACTTCGGTATGAGAGGCGGTAATCCTATGGAAGAAGCCTATAGAGAGGGTTGCCGTCATGGTTACGAGAAAGCCATGCGTGAAATGCAGGGCGGTGAAATGGGCTATCGTAACAGCGGTAGTTCACGCGGTGGAAGCTATAGCGGCGGCTCAGATATGGGCGAACGCCGTATGCCGGGTTACTTCCCGGAATATCCGATTTACAACGAACGCCGCGATTCACAGCCTTACGGTGATGATATGGGCGAACGCAGACGCAGACGCGCCAACGGAGAGTTCATGTAATGGAGAGGGGATTATTCCCCTCTTTTGCCAATCACTTAAAATCAGGAAAATATGAAACAAAGATTAGATACATACGACAGAATACCGCCTGCAATGGCTGATTATCTCAGCCAGTACGGATGGCATTTCAGCAAGAAGATGTGCCTATGGGCTGTTTCCCGCATGAAGATGGAAAACAAATCTACGGGCAAGGAGGAAAAACTTGAACCAATCAGCAAAGAACAGGTAGAGGAACTTCTTAAAAAGTACAGTATAAACCTGGAGAAGGATGCAGGGTACGACAGCGTTTACGTGGCAAACATGGCGAAGTCGGATTACTACAAAAGTTCTATCACTGACGAAGCCCATCTCGCATTGTTCATTAAGGATTACATAGATGATGTGGACGCTTACAATGGAATGCCTTTCACTCGGTTCTATGCCGACTGCATAGGCTCCGGCAATCCTATCATGTGGGAACAGATGATGTAGCCTATGATAATACAGGATTTTTACATACCGGATTATGATTGGGAAGTAAGGGTATATTATGCGGTGGACTGCTATTATACCGACCATATCATCGCCGACCTTCAGCGGGTAGGATGCAGGGGGATGGATTTGGTGAATGCCTATAAGAACATGCGCTCCTGCAATCTGAATACGGGTATCACTTACTCCAATATCCGGAACAGACAGACCGTAATGGTTATAGCCCTTACCTCTTCCCCGGCAGAGTTTCAAAACTCTTTCGACCATGAAAAGGGGCATCTATGTCGGCATATCTCACGGGCGTTCGGCATCGACCCGTATGGAGAAGAGGCGCAGTACCTTAGCGGATATGTGGGACAGAAGATGTTCCCGGTAGCGAAGAAATTTTTGTGTGAACATTGTAGACGTAGCTTATGTGGAAAATAGTACAAGCCATTTTATCAGGCAAATCACGGGAAGAAGTATATAACATGCTTTCTCCCGAACAGAAAGAGACGCTGAACAGCCTTGCCATAGCAAATGGTATAAACCGCCAACAACGTAGAAAACTTGAACGTGATGCGAAAAAGGGATTACATAGATGAACTGCTTGAATTGGCGGACAATGTCCTTTACATGGACTATTGCCGCCTTTTCCAAGTTATCCAATGGAACGTTTAGAACGCTTTGAACGGGTTCTCCATTGGGTTATACCGCTTGCTGTTTTGGTGAGGGTATTAGCTTGGTGTCTCTAATTCTTTTACTTTTTGTAGGGCACAGCACAATACATATATGGTGCTCATGTTCGATTTGACAAAATCTGTATTCCCGTCATCTACGTATTGCACATAATCAAAAGCCAGTTCAATAAGCTCTTCCCGTAATTCTTCGGGAGATATGCAGTCTTTGAATAATTCGTCTATTGCGCTAAGGTCGTATTTCTTCTTAGCGGGTGTTGTATTTCTTTCCATGATGAATATTTGTTTAGTCTTTTATTTAAAATGTAATTCGTTGTAAATCAGCCAAACTATAATTTTGTAGTTTGGGAACGAATTGAATAAAGCTTGCCCACCTCGTTTATAAAGCGAGCAAAGCTTGATGTTATTTGTTTTTACGTTCCTCTTCGAGCATTTCCTCTACATAGGAAACTTCATCGAGGTTAAAATCAAGGATATTTCTTACGTCCTTGTGTATTTGGATAAGTTTGTCTCTATTGTCACTGAACTTATCCATTGCCCTAATATCCCTGATTATGCGTTGGATAAATTCGCAAACCAATGTAATACCAATAGCCATTCCGTCAGCCGTATATTGCTCTACTGCCTTATCCATAGCCTTATCCGCAAAACTCATTGGAACCATATTGCCGTTTTCATCTTGCTTATAAGTAGCAATTTCTTTTCCGAAACATTCCTTAAAAGCATCGGATAAAGAAAAACTTGCATGAGTTTTCAAACAAGAAATCATGTACTGTAAATCGGCACAGGTAGTTTCTTGCACAATATCCCTCCAATCATCTTGCACCATTTCACCAAGAGCTGTATGATGTCTCAAATCATCTTCGGTTAGGTTTAAAGTTCTTATGCTGCCGTCCTCATTGTAATCTGATTCTTCACCTCCATATTCGTTGATAGATTCAATCCTTTTTGAACAAGCATAAAATTTCCACTTCCCTTCGTATTCAGAAAAGTATTTATTGAGGGTATCATCCCATTCATGAAGCCTTGATAAAGAGCGATAAAACCACAGTTCCCATAAACAACTCTGATAAAACCGTTCAGCAAAGTCTCTATTTTCTTCCTTGGTATCTTCAAATGTTTTTGGAGCAAATAATATCTTTACTATATCGAGTTCGTTAATAACTTTATTAAAATAGATAGCTAAGGTACAATCTTCTTCTACCCTGCACATAATGTCATAAAACGGAGTTCTTGCATCTCTTTTCATAATTATGCTCCTATTAATGTTTTAAACTTATTCAAGAAATATACTTGTCCTCTCCCGGTCACATAACATGTATGTTTTATGAATATGGGACTATCACCTGACACTATGGGTCTTTCCCTTACAAAGAACAATCCCATTTCGATAGCCCGCTGTGTGGGCATATAGTCATTTATGTATTTATCCTTCGACTTGCTGTATCTTTGCTTTCTGATAAGGTATTTGTTCTCTACCATCCAGTCGTAAAGCCTTATTTCTCCGATGTTATATCCGTTTTGGGTAATGAGTTTTGCGAGGTCTCCTACAAGAATGTTTGTAGCTGAGCCAGTCACGCAGTCTTTGAATATTACAGCTGGTTTTGTTTCCTCTATGATAGCCTGTTTTTCCTCTTCTTTCTTCTTTACTTCTAAAGAAAGCATTTGGTTCTTCTCGTATTGGTCCGCCCATGCCCGCGCAGACTCTGCCGGATTATTGAAATTTGGAAGTTGGGGTTGGAGAGAATAGCTCCCGGTATTAATTACTGACGGGACAACATCATCAAATATCCAACTCTCAAACTCATCAGCTTTCGGCATTTGGCTTTTGGCGGTTAGCCGGTAGATGTTACCTTCGCTGATAAACTTCATTTGCTGTGTTCTTCCCATTGAATCTATGACGTCGTGAATCACGACGCCCTGTGATTTACAGTGTCTTGCGATAGCGTCACGCGTATTTGAATACTGCAAAGAGGTTGCAATATCCATTCCGCAAAACCAAGCCTTTTCATTTTTTATAAACATGCGAACTTTACCGAATAGAGGGTGTTCGTAAACCATAATTTCGCTCGTTTCGTGAGCAGACGTACCCAATACAGCAATGTTTGTGCCGTTTAAGTAATTTCCATTTAACTGTGCCATAGATTTATTGAACTTTATTGGCATTATAGGGCTGGTAGCCTGCCCATATCCGGCTTTTCGGATAGGGCAAAGAAAAAGGCTGCCCTGTCCCATTGTTCAACCTATCCAAAGGCAGATATAGCATTAACTATACCTATGGGGGTGGCAGCCACTATATTGTAGCGTCAAACTCGCAAGCATAAAAAATGCCCGCTTATGGCAGGCTTCCGCTTGCCTTTGGATAAAAGTTGAACGCTGCAAATATACCTCTAATTTCTATAACGCCAAATAAAAAACTTAATATTTTACTTTTCTACCCCATATCATCGCGTTATACAACGAAGTGGCATACATCTTAATCTCTTCCTTGCTCTCAAGGAAATCAACCTTAGAAGCTGCTATCATAGCCTCTGTATAAATCTCTTTGTTTAAAATATTATTCTCTTTCATATTATCTGCATTTAACTTTTGTAAGTCCATACTTAGCCAACCTTAGGTATATCGTCCTTACACTTACATTCAGCATCTCTGCCATTCTGCGGGGTGGCATGTTTTCTTCCTTGTATAGCTTGGTAATGTTTTCTTCCGAAAGCGGGTCGACAAAAGGTTTCTTTGGCTCTGTTATCCCCATCCGTTTACGTGCTTTCGCTGCATATGCTTCATTTTGTTTGTCTTTTGTGACGTAAATAACAGTGGTCTTGTTAAGGCGTAGAGGGAATAGCCTTCTTTCCACTTCCTTGTGTTGTTCGGCAAGGCTTTCTGCATTCCCGTTGACCGTAGTGTCAATCTTCTTGTATTTGTCCGGGATGCGGGAATGTCTGTCTCTGATTATTCTGTCTGCTTTTCTCATGGTCTTTTACATTTTTTAGAATGTTCGTCAAGTAAAAGTTTGGAAAGCTTGTATGTCACAACAATTATGCTGACCGTCATTGCGATTGCTAATACAATTCTAACCGACAAGAAATAAACAATAGCCCAATGTATGAAAATAAGCATAGGCAGGAACAGTGCTGCTATAACGCTCGCTATGATTTTGTTTTTCATGTTCAATGTATTATACTAAATTTATGATACCATTTATCTGCATAACTGAACCATCCTATAATGAATGATTTACCGAAGAGGGTTACTTTGTATAGTTTGCTCATGTGCCTATTTCTTTTGCGTAGCGTTTCAATTCTCCAATGGAAAATAATCTCTCTTTCTCGTAAATCCCGGCTGCACTATGTTCAAGACTACATCCATTGGAATAATGCCACCCTTCAAGGAATAGCACAGCATCGCATTGAAGCAGGGCGGTAATATCCCTGCCTATATGCTCTTCGTAACTCGTGTCCGGATTTGAAGACACCTCTAAGGGAGATACCGCTTCAAAACCAAGTTGTTCTATAAACTCGGAAGCGGATTTGCATCTTTTCTCAACATCTTTTATGTCATACCCGGTGATAGGCAGACTGATATATATTTTCTTTTACTCATGTGTTTCTTTGTTCTTTAATTTATCAAGGAACTTGCTATCTCCCGAATAATTCACACCGATAGCCTTTTTACTTTCAACAATCTGTTCCAAAAGGGTTATAGCTTCCTTTTTCACTTCTTCTACTTCATTATAACCGCAGGCTTTATCAACCAACTGCTCCATAGTTGATTTAGGCTTGGAAAGCTGTTCTTTGAGCTTGTTTAATCTCCAGTAGCAGTAATCAATTGTGGCGACGTGTTCTAAATTACTCATAGTTGTTTTATTTCAATAACTCAATGTTATCGTGTATGTTGCCAATAACAAGACAATCTTCATTACTAAATGCTTCTCCAAAGAAGTGGAGATGTAGCCAACCTTTTTTATCAAGCGCAAATCCGGCATAATGATTACTGTACATAACCTTACATATATCTCCGTTGCATTCAACAATATCATCTTCGTATATTTCTTTACCGTTCTTATCACATAAGCCGGTGAACTGCCCAACAGTTTCAGCCCATACGTCATCGCACCGGCAGTTTTCCGGAGAATATATCTTTGCCTTGTCTGTGAAGATAAGTCCGTTTTCGTCCCTTCCGGCAGTATAGAAAAAAGAGAGAAATCCATATATCCATTTCCCCGTATCAGTGCTTTTTCCTCTGAATTTTATTTTACGTTTCATAATCAAATCTCCTCTACTTTAAAAGATAATTTCTCAAGTTTCTCAATCTGCTTACGAAGAGAAGCGATTTTCCTAATCCTCATTTCTTCCGCCTTTTTCAACGCTTCGGATTTATCGGTGAATGCGTTTTCCCCTATACGGAAGTAAGAACATAAACCATCCCTTACATATTCTCTATCTTCAAATCTACTTCTAATAATATCTGCTTCTATCTCTTTAATACCTCCTGTTAAGGCATACTTTGTTATAAATACTTTTGCCATAGTTGTAATCATTTATAAGGTTAAAGTGAATTAAGAGAGATAGCGGACACGGGGCGAACCCAATTGCTAACGTCCTGAACGCCGTTGAGCCTACCACCGTAGCCCCAATAGAGAACAAAATTGCGTTTGTTTCCTTTTCTCGTAGAACACCAATACCAGTCATCTTTCACTGGTTGTTTTCCGCAGATAGCTAAGGCTGCATTCAGCATAACCTTATGTTCATACCCTAAGACACTCTCTTGTAGTGTAGGAATGCGCCAACTTAATCCACATAAGTCCAATGCTATGACTTTCTCAGCAATTTCGCTTCCGGATGCAGCCAATGCTTTGGTATTGCCTATTCCATCGGTATCCTTCATGCCTTCTTCTGTGGTTGGATATATCTTTCCTGTTTGCTCTTTCTCCCAATCAAGAAGAATATGGGTATCATTATCCATATCTTCCGGATAGAAGAATAAAGCATTGCCATCATGGATAATAACTACACATTGTGCCTGTTCGTTTTCTTCATGCAGTCCCCAAAATTTAGGTTCTACAAAATTCTTATTGACGGTAAAGATGAATACACCATTACCTACATTTTCTTTTGTGTAAATTCCTTTGCTCATAATAGTTATATACTCTTATTCGTTAATCATTAAACAAATCAACAGCTTTCGCAACCCAATACCATATCACGAAATAAAAAGCGTATTTGGCTAATCTTTCGCAAGCTTGTGAAGGCTCTAACCCAACAATGAAATTCCACGTATTATACTCATGTACACAAATTAGATATGATATAATGATAGAAACCAGTATATATATAAATCTTCTCATATAAGTTTTAATGCTTCTTGTATCCCGACTTCCAGTGCTTCCTCGTAGGTGGCATATACTTTATAGCCATTCCCTTTGTTTATTTCGTTCTCCATCCAGTCGCTTTCTTCTGTTGGAACATTGAAATCACAAAAAGAAAGCTTCCATCTTTTTCCAATAACAGGTTCTACATATACATACACACCTCTTATTTTACGCAGCCACTTTTGGGCAACATACAATGTTGGGCACAAAAATTCAACTGATTCGTCATCTATTTCCGTACAACACGACATACTTTGCGGAAGGTCATATTTTGTAATAAACTTATTGCGGTCTATTAGGTGTTCACACTTCCAATTGAAGCCCTTATCTTTCAGCAGCTTCGCAGCCTCTAATGTTACAAGTTCTTCGGTCATGGCTATTGTCTTTTCAAATTAATAATCTTCGTTTCGTAGTTGTCAAGCCCCTTTTTATGGGTACGGATAATCACTATACTATCATTGAGATAAGTCACGCTTCCCTCAATTGTACGGTGTTCTATAGGGTATTCTCCAGAGTTATTGCACCCGAATAGTGCAACTGTTGCCAAAAGGATAATTATTTTCTTCATACTTTAAAGTGCTCAATCAGTTCGTTTACGGTAGCCTTATGATAATATAATAAGTTAAAATCATTAGGCATCCCATAGAAATCCATTCCAGGTAAACTGCCATCAGAGCCATCCCGATATATACCCCAATCGCCCTTACCATTGGTGAATAGTTGATTATCATCTGTATCATCTCTCAATGAAGCGATAGCTAAGAAAAACTCCTCATTAAATCCGCAATCAATAAATTTCCCACATAAAGCACTATGTTTGTCAAAAAGGATGTCAAAAGAATCCGCAATCACATAATTAGGAGTATCAAATCCTTTCATTGGATATTGATAAGCCCATATTATACTACAATTATTTGTCCATTCAGGAGAGTCGTTGAAATACCCCAACTCTTCCAGCTTCTTTCGAAGCTCCGGTGTATTTTTGCGTATAAAGCACGGTGTTGTAAATCCCATAGTTACTTGTTTTCAAATCGTTTAATCACTTAACAATCCAATTCTCTTCAATTTCTTTCTAAAATTCTTTTCATTCAAGGCTTGGTCGTAATAGCAATCAGGTTCTATAACCGTTTCAGCTTTGGTTACAGGAAACCCATTCAAACCAATAGCAACCTTGTGTATAATAGAAGCTCTCTTAATTTCCCCTGTTTTTCGATTAAAAGAGAACAAGATATGTCCCGGATTCTTCTTAATCTTATTAACTAATTTATATTCTGTTTGCTGCTTTTGCAGATATTCTATCTGTTCCTTAGAAAGATTATCTTTTGTTATAATAGGTACTATATCCATTTTAGTTATTCCTCCTCTTCTTTAGCATTGTCGTCATAGACAAAATTAGCGGAATCAGCTTGCGCCTTTGAAATAGAGATTTTATTTTTATATGCCCAGCTCAAAATTCTACCAAATATACCTTCTCTGTCTTCTGATGTAATGAATCCGTGATTACGAAGATAAGAATAACACAAAATTGCTATCGCTAATTTTCTTCTACTTTCCATAGTTATTCCTCCTTATCTATCTTAATATCTGTCACTTTGCCACGATTGATAAAACCGCCACAGCTAAACAAATCGGTTGTACATACTGTGTAGTCCACCTCTGCGCATTTCTCGTACAGAGAGCATGAGGCACAATGAATATTATCTTGCACCGCTTCATGCAGCACTCCGTCTATTATTATTCCGTTCTTTATTACCATAGTTATAACGTTAAGGTTATATTGGTTCTTATATGCTCTATGGGGAGGGGGACAGCTAACGCAGATTTATCCTTTTCTCTGCATATATAAAACATGTTGCTGACTTTTAAACCCGTTTCAGCTTCAAGTTTTTCCAGAATATGAGCTATCTCCATTTCGGCTTTCGCTTTCTTGTTTTTTGCTTCTTCTATATCCATGGTTATTTCCCTTTCAATTTCTTTATTAGTACATCAGCCACCCTCAAAGAGCCTATTGCAATATCATCATAAGTTTCACTGTCATCGTTTATTCCTAAAGCAATACAATACCCTTGCATAGCAGCTTTCGCCAATTCATAACGCCTTTGCTCCCAATCAATAGTTTCAAAATTATCAAAGAAGTCGAGTTCTGACACTTTGAAATACCTACCTTTCACTAAGGCAGTCCCATCATCATATAAATCCTCAACCTCCACAATTTCTCCAGTTGCTTTTATTTTTGCTTTCATAACTGATTAGTTTTAATATACCTGTTTTCAATACACCAACACAACATCTCGTAGGCTACATCTAATAGATTTCCGGCAACTTTAAAAATGAATGGTTCAGATATGCCTCTTTGGTAACTTATAGCCCAAGGACCAGAAAAAAGAGGTTCAACGCACATCTTATACATTACACCGAAGTCATTTATGTATCGCGGTAACTTGCTGAGAATATCCTGCAAGGTGTAAGTAAATTCTTTTTCTCGTAATGATATGTCTGCATACCCCATTACATGAAGTACCCATTCGTGTCTTGTGGCAGAACCTCTTTGAAATATCATACTTGCATCACTCGTATCTAATCCAAGTTCCTGCAAATGTTTCATTTGGTCTATTGATAATACTTGTTTTGATTTCATAATTCCTCCTCCAATTTTTCCAAAAGTTCCTTGGATAGTATTTCACAGTAATAAATATTGTCTATCATCGCGTCGTTAGAACTCACATCCGCCTTAAACCTCTTAACGAGTACCCATCCATACCACTTTTTCACTTGAACGTCAAAAATATGGCCATATACTCCATGTGTCTTAATTCTGTACTTTTCCATCTCTTGTATTTTTCTCGAAACATTTCACATCCGGATAGAACCAGTCCAAACTACCAGCTATCCCGTCCAGCCATAAAGCACATACATATCCGCGAGAACGGTTCTCTCTATCTACCACATGGAGATAATGCTTGCATTTTTCACAGCAAATATTGTTGGTTTGTTTATCCATAATTCAGTCTCCTTTCTCCTTAATCCGTTCCAGTACATCCTTGTTGGCTTCGAGTATCCCCTCGAAAGAGGGGATGGGAAACCATGCCAGCACGATACTGTTTCCGTGAATCCACATTCCCTTTTTGTCTAAATTGCTATTTCTACAAAACTTTTCTTCTCGAATACATGGTGTGCCATAACACATCACCAAAACAAAAACTTTTTGCCCCTCTTTTGGCAACTGTTCCTCAACGCTTATCCACGGAGATTGCCTTGCCTGCCAGTCTGCACCTTTCTTAAAAGCCCGTAATACAATCGCTTTTGCCAATGCCTTGATAGCTATACAGTCTCTTTCATCATAGGCAAGCTCTGCATCTTTATTATATGTACTTTCACTCCAATGAGTGCAGGCTGCTTCTTCTACTGTCTGTTTCATAATCAATAACTTTTAATTTTCTTATATTTACCACATGCTAATATTAAATTTCCACTTTTGTGTAATTACTAAAATCACAATACAAGTATTGACACCAACCACCGAAGCGATATTTATCATTTAGATACCTACATTGGGAAGTCCACTTACTCTTTGTAATAATCTCGTGTACCGTTCCTTTATGGATGAAAAGGTCGCCTACTTTTAAATTAGAAAGTTTAACTGTTTTCATTCCTTCCTTTTATTCCGTTCCCGATTGTCTTCCGAAACACACATTTTGCACCATGATGTCTTGATGTGATACGCCTTTCCGTTGCGGTAGATTGTCCTGTCATAGAAGCAGGATAGTAGAAACTGTCTTTTGCAGCGGCTGCACACCTTGCGCTCTACACCGTCCACTATCACCCGGTTCCTCGGTTTCCGCTTCACTATCTCGCACAGACCGCATTCGGATGCACCGCACTTTCGGCAATAGGCAAGTGAGTGCTTGCCACATCTGGCGAAAGAGGTACAATCGGAGCGGGGGACTGTCTGATGGATGTTCATATTATCTTTTACTATTCGCTTTCTTTGTTTTGAAAACTCCACCAGAATATAGGTATTCTTTGCGCTTCTTGCGAACAACACTGTTAATATAATCAATGTCTTCTTTTGTAAGTATATACAATAAAGGTCTATACTTACCTGCTATCTTTCCGGCTTTTAAACAAGACATATCCTCAACTATTTTTTTTGTCAACAATGCAAGTCCTTCGCCTCTTTTCAGGCTATTAATAGTGTATTCAATACGGTCTTTGCCGTCAATTTTCATGGAAGGATGATTGAACCTCTCATTTAAAGCAGCACTTTCTACTACATCCTCTTTATTGATTAACTTGATAACATCTCTTATCGAGTTACATTCCTCATTCTTAAGCGCATCTACGCATTTTCCTAAATGAGGCGCCATCTTTACCTTAGACTCTGATACTGTTATACCTAACGCATAGGATATTTGCATGTAATTTACTAACATAATTATTATTCTGTTAAAACCACTCTTCATTCGCTCCAACCTCTACCGAGAGCCAGTCCATGAAAAGGGTTATAAGGTTATAAATAAGTTTCATCTCACTAAACTTTTATCGCGTTGGCAATATTATCCGCATCCGACAGCTTTCTTACCAGCACATCAAACGCTGCTGCGCACCGCTCTGTGTTCATATTGACCGTTTTCCCGATTTTCAAACTGTCGGAAGCAAGGTTCATCATCCTTGCCACATTTGAAAGCTTCAAATATTCCAACGTGAACCCGTTGAACCGTGCATCTTTCTTCCGAAGTTCTTTAATCCTTTCGTCAAACAGGATGCAGGCGTAATCACACAATGTCCTTGCAAGTTCGAACCTTGCAATCTCTGCGGAATGGGATATGCCGTTATCGTCAAGAGCCTGCTTGAACTGCCAATACAGCATATCCACGTGCTTGTTCACTTCTTCCGTATACTTGTCGTTGCAGTCGGCGAAAAACTCGCTCCGGTCTGAACCGATAACGCTGTTTACAGTACGCTCGTATTCCTTTCTTGCCTTATCGGCATCATTCAAATACCGCTTGAATGCCTGTTTGTAATAAGGCGTTCTCTTCATCGCATGCAGACACTCGATAACCTGCCCGCAACAGATGTCGTTCGTGAGCAATATGTTGTAGGTGCACAGAACTACAAGACTCTCATATTTGCTGATTATCTGATTTGCCGTGTCGGTGGTCATTGCCTTGCCTGTTCTGCCTTGTTCATATTCTTGTTTTTGCTCTCTTTTGCAAGTTCATCAATCATGCGCTGATACTTCCTTGCCACCAACGGGCAGCGTATGCGCATTGCATTGTCACGCTGCCATTCCAATTGTTCGATTTTCTTTTCAATCTCTATGTCCATGATTATTTACCGTTTGTTTCTTATTTGGATAAACCCTCGTTTTTCGCATTCCTTCAACAGTTCCATATCTTCATCCCTTATATCGCATGGCGTCTCATGATTAACACTCATGTAATCCGATATGCCAAACTTTTTGCATATATCATAGTAAAAGCGTCTTTGCCTGCCTCTTGTCGTCCAACATATTGTAAGTCTCATACTTTATTGTCAAATTTATGTTTTCGCCAATACTTATAACTGGCATACTCTCCACGTCTATCAAACATTATACGCTCGAATGTACCAACACGCCGCAATGCTTCGTTTGCGTACAGGTCTCCACCGGCTATCTTAGCTTTCAACATCTCAATGTACTCTTCTCGGCTATACTCTTCTCCAGTAAAAACATTAATTTTTTCTTCCGGCATTGAGTGTATCACTTCATCCCGCTCCTTATCGTAAGTGGCAAACCAGCTCATGATGACAGAACCGTCTATTTTGCCATAAAATCCACCATATGATGAGTTTTCCCTTGCCCGTTTAAAACAAAGGCAAACGTCCTCAATTCTGAAATAATAATACTTGTCAAGGATAGAGTTTACAATGGATGCTACTTGATAGTCATTCATATCCTCGCGGCTACGGCCGTAAAACAACAGAGTACCTTCTATGAACTTTACAAGAACCGCCTTTATGCAGGTTTCGTTATCTTTCCTCCATTGTGATAATTGTATGGGAGGTGCGTTTATCGCTTGGCTTATGGAAGTTATCTCATTACTGATGTTCTTGCAGATAGCAATCAGCTGCCTGGAAGATAGAACCGCTATTTCCTTGCTTGTTAGTGTGATTTCTGTTCCCATTGTCTTTTAGTGGAAATAACCCTTGGTAATTATTACTCATGCTTTGCTCTATTATTGCAATCATCATCTGCTTGTCACCTCCCGAAAGAGTTAATAGCTTCCGGTAACATGCCTCTGCTCCGGTCTGCTTGTATGGCTGCCCCCTCTCTTTTTTGTAGTTGAGCCAGTATATGAATATATCCTTGTATTCTTCCTCTACGAAATAGAGGTCAAGTACCTCTTTCTTCCTTATTGAGTTTCTCCCGTCTATCCATGCTTTCGCTATTTCATTTCGGATTTCGGAAGGATATTTCAACGCATACTCTTCTGATTGCTGCTTTATTGTTTTCATATTATTACTTTCTATATGGTATTAAGAAATTTGTTCACGAAGTAAACTTGTCCTTTGCCACTAACTTTTGTAGTCAATGTCGTATGTAAAACGCCATTACTTCCAGAGCGTACGCCTTTTTTGATTACAAACAACCCTTGTTCTATGTATTTCTGATTTGGCACGTTATATCTTTCTCCATGCTTGCCCAAATATCCGTTTTTACGCATCCATGCAAACAATCTTTTTTCGCCTATATCGTATCCATTCTGCGCAATTAATTTTGCAAGCTCTCCGATAAGGCATGAACTTTCCGCTCCACTAAATGCGTTTGTAAAGGTTACAGCAGGTTTGGTTTCTTCAATTATATTTTTGTTCTGTTCTTTGAGAATTTGATTTTCGCAAGCCATTCTTTGCTTTTCCTCACGCTCATTCTTTAACTGCGTGGCAAGGCTGATAACAAGGTCGGGGTTGTTTATCATCTGCTCCAAAGTTGGCTGCGTGGCGGTCATACCGTATTTAAGAAGCTCATCTACTCTCATATCCACCCATACCGCTAAATCGGAATTTAGTTTTTGTGCAACACGAATAGCGACAAGACGGTGTGCCCAAGTGCCTGGATTATCTCCACCTCTCTTAACTATCAGTAAATCAGCCAAACTAAAATTTTTTAGTTTGGAAAGTGATGTGCAATAATCGCTGATTTCCTGCGAGTTAACAATTGTGGATAAATTCTTATCGGGATAGGCTTTCGCCATAGCCGTAAGGTTTACCATAACATCACTCCCTTTCTCAAAAGGAATTATATTTCCGTTGTAATCGAATTTAATAATTGAAGTATTCATAATATTTAATTTTTTAGATTTTGCTCAATAGAAAAGTTTCTCTCCCTTTTTTCGGAAAGTGAGGTAGCCCGATAAAAGGCTACCCAACACGATAAGTATTTCAATCATGGTTGTTACTTCTTGACTATTCCCGTTTTTCTGTATTCCGCCCACTTGTCGTACTGCTTCGTCTTTACGAGGAAAGAGAAGCACGAGCATTTTAATTCAATCTCCCTGCGTTCGCTCCATCTTGTCCATTCGAGAAGTTTTTTCGTAAACTCCAGTTCCTTTTCAAGCTTTGCGATTTTACGCTTGTCGGCTGCACTTGACTTGGCAACCTTTGGCGCAATTTCGTTCACCTTGTGAAAGACTTCACGGTACACGTCAAATACGGGGCGAACTTTGCGGGCGATGAAGTATTCTAAGCAGGAGACGGAGAGGTGATATTCTATTGTTGGTCTGCCGCCTTTGGGGTTTTCCCCTTTTTGGTGGAAAACTTGGTAATCAATACTTTCAATGAAATTTTCTTTAAGTGCTGTTACTGCCTTGTCCTTTCTCGAATAGGCAAGCATCCACACATAATCAAGACTAACGGGGTAGGGAACATCTAGTTTTGAAAGTTCTAAAATAGCTTTGAAATAGCGTTTGATTTCTTCGGTTGAAGAAGATAAAGTGAGGGCGTACGTTTCGTGTACTAACGTAGATTGTGGGGTACATATTGTTCTCCCATTCTCTAATTTTGTTTTCTTTGGCATTGTTGAACAAAATTTGAGTTATGTATAAAAAGAAAGCTGTCCGCTTCCCAATTTCTCGCCAAAGAAACTACACAAGATTAATGCGTAGCCAACAAGGGAATGCGAACAGCCTTTTATCTTTTCAGATATAAGCAGTCAAATGGATATAAAAAATCCACGTCATTAATCTTATGTCAGCTTCTTTGGCGTTGAAACTGCCGCAAAGATACTAACTCAAATCAAAATGCCAAAGGGAAACGCCAAATAATTATAGTTCCCGTGAACAAACCCAATCATTCACGGGATTTCTTAACTTTGTGTCGTCAATTCAAAAATTAAGAATAATGAAAACTAAAGAATTTTACATCGAAAAAGCAAAAGAGCTTATTGAAAAGGCAAAATTAGTCAAAGGAGAATATGATGAAAACGATATTTTTAGCTATCCTGAAATGAAAGACCTTTCAAGAGAACTTATCCACCTTATATACTCTTATGACAAGACGCTTCCGCTATTGGATGAAGCAAAAGAACTTATGGAACTTTCTTTTTCGGGAATTTCATTTGATAATCATAAGTGTAAAGTTGACTTCCAAAAGTATCACACTATTTGTAGATATTTCATTCATTACATTGAGGAGCTTGCACCGGAGCGAGCGGTGCATTCTTAATTCCGTCTATGCAATTAATAAATCTGTCAGAAACAGAATTGTTTGTCAATAATTCTACGCTGTCAATAAACGATTGCCTTATTTTATCGGGGAGTGTTTTCAATGCTTCCCGATTTTTAATAGGCATTCCCACTATAGAGAGTGAAAAGGTTGATTTATCAATAATATTATTCCCTTCTTCTGGGATGTTGATTTTTATTTCTATTTCCATAACACTTGTATTTTTATTTTTCATTAAACATTACATTTCTTTCAAATAGTCTGTTACCACTTCTATAAACTCATCAAGTGACCGGACAACCACGTATTTAGCGCCGATACTCTCAAACTCCTTCTGATAGGCTTTCTGATTCTCCGACTGCCTGCCTGTTTTAGTCTTTAATTCTACCCCACAGAAAGGATAAAACTTATTCGGTATAAGAAGTATCAAATCGGGGAATCCTGCACGAACGCCCATCTGTTTGAACTTTGCTGCTTCGATTGCGTTGCGCTTTCCTCCATTAGGAGCATGAACCAGCCTTTTCTTCCATTTGGGATATTTCAAGTCCCAATATTTAATTATAGATTTTTGGAGAGAATCTTCTAAATGTCTCATATATATTTTACTTTAAGTTCAACATCCACCGGCTTATCTTTCATCATGGAGAAAGCATCGAGTATCCTCTCCTTAGTCAACTGAATAGGTCGGGTCATTATTTCACTTTCTATGTTTTCCAACGGTATCTTCTTTCCGTCATAGGTAATAAGAACCGCAGAAGTTATTACGTAAGGACTCATGTCTTGTATTGTTTCTTTATCTGCCTTGCAATCTTCTTGTTCAGCTTACTTAGACGCTCTGCCTGCTTGCTGTCACCTCCAATATTATGAATGTCTGACTTTCGGTCTTCGATAAGCTTCTGAATGGTTGCACCTTCGGATTTGGTTACTGTAAGTTTCATAATGGATTGTATTAGTGGGGAAGTTCTGAATCGAACAGAACACGTTATTTTGCTGGATGGTAAAGGATAATAAACTAATGAATAACTAATACTAATTTTAAAACAAAATAATTGGCAATCAAAAAGAATAACCGCCCAATACGTTCAACGCTACCATATTCCCCATCTTCTCGTCAGTTCCCGTATACAGTGCCATTGGCGTAACCCTGGTTGGGCCTGGCGAGATTGTATGGATAAAATTATTTCCCAAAAAGACCTTCACAGGCTATTGCTCCCGGATAGGCGGTCAAGCCACACCGGGATAGTTAACTGTTAGCTGAAATTAAATCACTTAACCCGAACCTTTCACGGGACTTCTGCGTGAGCAGAGGGCTTTCGATTAATTATATCAAGTCTAAAATCTTTGTCTTTGCAATAGCGTCCAGCTTCATATCTTGAAGCCCCTGTTTCATGTATTCCGCTGCCTTTTTGTTGGCATCGTCCATGTCTTTTGCAGCTATTAGAACATAATATTTGTTCTCTTTTTCTTTCCCGTTTTCGTCTACGAAAATCTCAACAAGAGTGACCTTATAAAAGAACTCATCTTCCTGCTTCTCATTGACAATCTCACGTATCTTACTCCGGCTGATTGCGAAAACATCACACTCACCGTTGTATAGCTCATTGCCTTTCAATTCCACATGACCGAAAAGTTCATCATCGGTTATGTAATGTTCGGTGACTTCCTTTTCATCGCCTTTCTCGTTAACCTTGTTTACTTTTAGCTTAAATTCGTACAGCATGATATTATATGTTTATAGGTTACACATCAGAACGGAAGGTCGTCTTCCCCGTCGGTCTGTAAGGTTGGCGCTTCCACCGTAGCCGCAGCATTCCCGGAACCCTCAAACTCATAAGGCTTGAAGTCTCCCAAGTAAACCTTTGACTTGGCTTCTGCTTCTGTCTTGTTCGCATCCTTATACTGCTTTGATAAGTATTGTTTGCAGTAATGGGTATTTCCGTATTGGCTCGGCTCTCTACGCTCATTAATATTAACGTTAAGATAGACGGCTTTTGCTTTCAGGTTCTCGTCCATACTTACATAAAGGTCGTTTTCTTCTATAGGAATGACAACGCATTTCTTATTCTTAATTGTTGCTATGCCCACTTTTTCGAGCTTTAGCAAATTTACGCTTCCGGTTAAATTCATTTTCTATTCTATTGTTTCTTTAAGTAAATACTTGGTCAAATCTCTGTATTCAGCCCATTCAAGAAAGGAGCGAAGCAGATTATAATTATCCTGCTCCATACCATCGTAGCGATAGCATGTTATTGCAGGACCATAACGTTTCAACGGAATACCTCTGACATCATATCCATGCTTTTCTTTATCATATCCTTCAAATATGAACAAATCAAAATGAAATATATCTGCATTGAATAATTGGAGATAAAATTTCCATTGGCAAGAATTTATGTAATCGGCATCAATAGGATAAGAATATTTGGTTTTAATATCCCTAATTTCTACGCCATCTATCATATCGGCACATCCTGTTATAATAGCATTCCCAAAGTCCTTATAAAGGCGTATCTCATGAAAAGCATCAGGATGTTCATTCCTGTATGCAAGAGCGGCCTTACATTGTGGTATGTCAAGAATTATCTTGTTTCCCTCAATGTCAAACGCTCGTCCGCTTGGCATTTGTTCCTTTTGTTCTTTCCCGTAATAAAGAAAGGTACGCTCACCTGATTTAACCTTTTCGCATTTCGGTGTACCTTCTTCCACTATTTTATGAAAAGCTTTTCCAATTCTCGTATATGTATTGCCTTCAAATGCACCTGATATACTGTCAATAACCGATTGTTCAGTTATCTCATAACTGGCGTAATCGCTTTGTTCTATGTATTTTCGGAATGCTTCCAGTTGTGTTGCCCTAATAAGTGGTTTCATGCTTTAATAAACATTTTTTTGTCCTTGTCGAATGCGTATCCTTTTGTAGCAAGATTTTTTTGCATTTCAGAGAAGAACGGTAATTGCATGATTTTAGGCAGTGTCTTGGTTGCTTCCATCAATGAGATAATATCTTCATCAGTCATTGCAGCCGCAAGTTGCTCTCGTATTGCTGCAAGCTGCTCGTTGGCTTTTGCTTGTGCTTCTCCTTTTCCTTGAATAGATATTTTGACTTTTGAAACAATGTCAGACATGCAAGTATCAAATTGGGTTGTGCCATAATCTGGAATAGTAACAGTTTCAAGCCCGGCAACATTTTTCCCTACAAAATTATCTAACGGAGCAAAAGATATACAGCGTTTACCATTTTGGATAAATACATATCCAACTTGATCTGCAATTCTAACAAGCAGGTCTTTAGATTGCCCGGTACAATCCGGAGAGTGCTTTATCACATCACCGTCTGCTGTTTCTTTATCATGGCAGATAAATATAATATCAGAGCCATTTGAACGAAGAAAATTGACGAACTCTTTGAAATCTTCGCCCATCTGTCCGAAACGTTTTAAAGAATTTGTTTTTAACTTATAGTTGTTTTCAATGGCATATTGGCTCAAATAATCGTCAAGCATAGACTTGGCTGTATCGACTATAATTGTTTTATACTCTTTCATTGCTTCCCGCTCACTATCTATGTCTTTCCAGTTTTTAGCCATTATAGTATCACAACGCTGTACTGCTCGGTCTGCACCTCTGTCGCAATCAATCAATAAGGGGGTATCGGCTGTTGTAGCAACACTTGTTTTCCCACTTCCCGGTACTCCATAAAGTACAATAATAACAGGACGTTCAGGTAGAACGTCATTCTTTTTTACGATTGGCATTATTTTATAATATTAAGTTTAACAATATCTTGGCAGCCCTTGACTAACGCAAAGAAACATCCTTTCGTCTTCGAGTTCGTCAGGTGTATAATCATATTGATTACATTCGAGTTCTGCGCGTAACTCCTCAATGTCTTCCTCTATAAGCTGAATGATTTCTTCTTTTGAAGGATAGCCGTATTTGGGAAGATATTCCAAATCACAAGCTTTGACTTCGTTCAGCTCCTTGTACAGTTCTTCAAGTTCATTTTCCATTGTATTGTGTTTTTAAACCGCCCGTACAAGGTTAAAGGGAAGCGGTGCGCACTTCGCTTCTCTCACGGCTTTAGAAGGTCGGCTTTCGTATTGCTTCTTAGCCCCATTGCGTAGCCGGATTGGCATGCGCCAGCATTTTTAGCGCGGGTCAAGAGTTCTTCTTTTAATTCTTCAAATGTTTTCATATGATTGTTATCTTATCCTATCTGGATGTCTTTCCAAATGTCAATAAATTGTTTTGCCGAATATTCCGCAAGTTCGCGTGTTTTATAACAAAGGCGAGACCCGCTACCCGCAAACGCAGACGCAATAGCGCAAGCCGAACCGTAGAAAGCGAAAGAGGAAGGAGACATAATGAAATAGGGATAATACTTGTTCTCATCCGAGTTATCCCAGTCTGCTTTCCAGCCTTCATTCAGAGCTTCCGTAATAACTTCCATTTTATATAACGCAATGAAATGCCTGCGCATGTCTTTGGGTAAATCTGAAAAATCAGGGACACCTTTTCTTCCTGTTTCTTCCATTGCGTCTTCAAACGTTTTGATTCTATCCATTACGTTTTGATTGGCAAATATTTCTTTGCCGTATAGATTTTCAAGCATCTGCTTTCCTTTATTGTCCGCTTCTCTCCAAGCCTTTAAAGCGTTCTTTTTATCTACATTTAAAGTCATAATTGTAAGTTTATAGGGTTATAGAATAAATTGTTTCCACAAATCAATGAATTGCTTCCCGCAATAATTGGAAAGCTTTTCGCTTTTCAAACAAAGGCGAGACCCGCTACCAGCACGCGCATACGCATTACCGTAACGCGAATCGTGGAAAGCCAAAGAGGAAGGAGACCCATTAGGCTTGAACCACGGATACCAGCGTTTCACGTTAGCATCGCATACATTAAGTTTCTGACCTTCATTTAGAGCTTCCGTAACGATAGCCAGCTTTTGATAAGCAATATCGTGTTCCGTCAAGCCTAACTCCAATAGCTTTTTCTCATCGAGTGGTTCCCTTCCCAACTCGTGGCAAGCATCAAGGTAGGTTTTCACTCTTTCTGTAACGTCTTGTGAAAAGAAATCCTTTCCAAAAGATTCTTCCAATACTGTTTTTAATTCTTTTGAACCGCTCCGATATAGTTCACGGGCTTTTTGTTCACTTAATTGTAATGTTTTCATATGATTGTTATTAATTGGTTTCAAGAAAAACCGGACTATCCTCACAGACCGCCCGGCTACGACTAAACAAATACTTCATCTGTAGTGAAGATGTTGCGACACCCGGACTCGAACCGGGACGAGTTGTCAAGCTCCGCACATCTAAGGTTTGACATTCCTATCATAGAGTGCTGCGTCTACCATTCCGCCATGTCGCAGTGTTTCCCGGCCAGCACGTGGACGGGACTGTCTACATTAAAAAGCTATCATGAATTATTCACCCTTACAGGCTTTGTTCCCCTGAACCAATTCGATTGGCAACATCACGTTATTATCAGGGGATTTTCTTAATTTTGTGTCGCCAAACTAAAAATTAAGAAATATGGATTTATCAGAATTAATCAAATGCTACAATATGGAGCATAAGTCTTTGTTTACCGCTTTTGCGGTATCGTTCCCCGTCTTATTTACTGTCTTGTATCTGTACATACCCGAGTTTGCCAACTTGGAGTTTTATGAACAGGTTGTTTTCTCAGCCACTGCATCTATCTTTTGCGTGTATATATCGTACCTTTTTACCGTTATTGTATATAGAGCGGGAAGGGAACGGTACAGAAGAGGACATTTACCTTTGCTTATCTGCACCCTTGCCGCTTCCTTTTGGCTAATTGTCTTTCCTAACAATTATGGTCTTGGGTATAGATATGTGATATACGTTTTTTCCGATGTGTACATCTATTTCTATGGAATCCTTGCACTCGGCGCTTCGGTTATCGGTATCTTTAGGCTTTTTCCCCATCGAACCAAAAATCTCAAGGAACGAATAGAAAAGACTGAGACCAAAGAAAACGATGACAAGTAGCGCTCCGGAAGATAATATATTCTCCATTGTCGTTATAATTTAATTCGTTCCCGTGAGCGTTCCGATGGTTGCCTTACTACTCTCAAACATCTATTGAGAGCCACGGGAATTATTTATTCTATTTTTTTGAACCGTTTATACCACGGCGAGCTGTTATGATACTCTATATCTCTTTCCAGTTCTTTTACCCTTCTGTTAAGAGCATTAATCATATCTTTCACTCCTTCCGGAAGGTCATTTTGGGAATATATCCAATAGTCATATGATAACTTATTGCCCAGATAGGAACTACTAAATGTTTCCTGTTTCACCACGCCATATACATCTTTTTTCAAAGCGGATACTAATCTGATTAAAGACTCTCTATCAATTGTATATTTACCGTTTATTTCATATGAATCCGGCATTTCTCCATTGACAATCTGAACATTGTCAATGTAAACTTTCCGTCAAAAGTAACTTCTCTGTCTCTCATATTAATTTCAATATTAAGTATAAGCGCTCCCTTCAACGCAACAATACGTGTTTGGCTTTTCAGCGTGCCCGAATTTGACGGGAAGGGAGTATATATAATAAGCGTGTACGGGCGCCTTTCATTACCACCGCATACTTTATACCGATTTAAGACTGTATCGGACGCTTATGTTGTCTTTATGACCTTTGTCTCTTGCGATACGGGCGCCCAAACCGCATACTCTCTACCGTAGGACATTTCGGTGCGAAGAGACAATCACGATAACCAAGCCTATACGGAGTCCCCGCGTTTCCGCTATCCGTAATCCTCGGTTATATTGAAATAAGTCTAAATATCAGATACTTAAACCTTATTTCACATTCAATACGTCAAAGAACTATGTATAATGCTCCCTCTGCACGACTCGAACGTGCGACCTTCGCTAACCGGAAATTACCGGATACTAAACCTTCGAACAAGTAACCATAGCGATGCTCTGCCTGGCTGAGCTAAGAGGAAGGAGCGTTGTTCACACAACGCGGTTTCTTTCTATGAACCTTTCAATGCTTTTCAAGTCGTACCAAATGGTACGTTTGTTATATTGGGAAAATGATATTTCGGCATTGTTCCTTAGTTTTTCCAACAGTTTATCACTGCATCCTAAGTATGCCATTGCTTCCTTAGCGGAAAGCCATAGTTTGTTGACCGGCTCTACCTTTCCTACAGATTTCGTTCTTCCCATAACCTACCAACTTAGACTGTCGTAATATTCTTTGTTATTTAAATAAGTCTTTACGATTTGAGTATCGCTACAACCTTCGCCGAGAGAATCTACAATAACATTGTAAGCCGTTTCCGTCATGTTGTATATGACTTCCTGATTATAATCTGATTTACCTGCAATGCCGAGAAGGAATAAGAAGCCGATAAATCCTATTGCAAACATGGCTGTCTGTTTTGATATTCTGTTGATATTCATAATGATATTATTTAAGTCGTTTTACTATCAACCCTTCAGGGCAGCTTGTCGAATAAAAGCTATATCCGTTTTTAGATAGTCTGGACATGGTAGAGCGGGCTACATTGGGTTTTATATGCTTGTCCTTTATAATCACTGTGTCACCGACTTTTATACTTTTTAATGTGTCGGATGGAGATATTTTCTTTACTGCTATTGTCTTGATGTCATTCATATTTATGTGCTAATTGTATTAATCACCCACGAAACAAGAGCCAAAACGCCCTCTGTTGTTAGAAGTATAATAGACGGAAGCCGGAGCATTGAAATTATCATAGGCGCTTCTTTTTGCCGGCTTATAGCCTTCATTCTCCTTTCTCAATCTATTAGTGAACGCTTTATCGTCAGCAGACTTATAGTCTACCATATTGGCTATTTCCTCTTTTACGCGGACAGAAAACTTTGCCATCTTCCATGACTTTTTCAAGCTTTCAGACCAGGTGTATTTTCCGGTCTTGTAGAAGTTGTGAGCCTTTTTCATTATGTCTGATAAATCGTACTTCATATTTGCTTTCTTTATTTATTTTCTTATCTTTGTATTTACTTTAAAAAGTAACGTTGTTGATTAACAACAGTGCAAAGATACAGTAAAATGCTGTATTGGCAATACTAATACAGTAAATAAATGTATGTTATAAAACATGTTTTATGTAAAGTCTTGATTAATATATTGTTATGAGTAAGTATGGAAATACAATAACGCTAATATTGTCTGCAATATCTATCATGGTATCTGTGGCTGCTCTATGTAGAACATATCCGCATACATCTGATTTGGGAATGGACTATCAAGGGGTGATAGTGGGGATATTAGCGTTACTGGTTACGGTGCTTGTTGGAATGAACTTATATACGTTGGTAGATTTCGGAAGGGCGACAAAGGAAGTTGAATTGTTGAAAGCTAAATTACACAATGATATAAATACAAGCTTGGCACTAAACTCTAACGACACATTTATAATGTATCACTACTTGATTACTGGTATAGCTCCATTAGGTCTTGAATATAACCTTATACGAAGTGCGTTGTCTTCTTTAGTACACTTGTCAAGCATTGGGCAGTATGACGCTTGTGGTGTTGTTTCAAAAACATTGGTTCAATGCGTTGTCAACCCAAGCGGAATAACAATAACAAGAAAATCGAAAGAAGAATTACTATCACTATTGTCAGAAGTAAAGCAACCGAAGAAAATTCGCTTGTTTCTTGATGTGGCTCAACTTGTGACATCTCTGAATGTTCTCGAAGTTGTTCACAAAACATAGATAAAGAGAGTTCTTCTAATTCTCTAATCGTTTCCCAATGTTCGGGAGAATCGAAGTTTAGACCTTTAAGTTTTGGATGTTTTCTTTTTTTCATAACGAATATAAATTAAATATAAACTAAGAACATGATAATACACAAAGAACCAAAAGAAGAATTGCTATCAACAATAGTTGAAGTGCAAAAACCGAAATCAATAGAGGGTTTTCAGAAGGTTGTTGAGCTTGTTGCTTCAATAACGGTTTCCGGAGATAAGGGTGCTTAAATGCACATTCAATCTCTAACAAATCGCAAACCTCTTTGTGTATTTCTTCAAATGTATGCTTTTGGTGTCGTTTGCGACCAAAGAAAGAGACAATAGTTGGAATATCATACATGCCGTCAGGGTATCTGAATTCATCTAAAGGGTCTTCTTCTGTTGATTTCTTTTTCATAATTCGTTCTTTGAAATGTTGTACAATCGGTTATTATTCAAATTCAATGTATAATATCTACTCATTGTCTTGATATTTTATATATTAAATTATCACGCACGTATGTGTTTATATACGCTGTGTAATCCCATTCTCTCTGTAAATAATATATGTTCCCAAAATAGAAATATCATAAATAAGCAGCGTTAATGGGATTATCAAACGGATTTTCATAAACAGGATGATTGGACACTTTGAGATTTGATGATTCTACACGCTTCTTGTGATTATAAATAACGTGCTTATATTTCTCGGTAGTCCCTCTGTCGCATATAGAGTAAGAACAAGGAATGACAATCCATCCGCTTCCGTCTTTGGGGTTATAGATAAAATGTTTCCTTCCCGTTCTTTTGCGCCACTCCTCAACGGTGTTGGCATTCACGGTATGGATAACCATTTCCCCGTGCGCCCTTGTCTTGGAGATTACTCCGTTTCGGAACATTTCATTCATCAGTCTGTGTGCGGTACTTTTGCTTGAACCGGATATATTTCCAAGTTTGCGCAAAGTCAAATCCTTGGTAAGGGCACAACGTTTTTGTTTCGGTTTCCCGTTACTCTGCGGAAAGTTGTCTCTATCAATAGAATTGACTGCACAAAGAAGCATAATACAGTTCAGCTCATGCACAAGCATGCGAATTGAATATTCCTTCTTATTCAGTTTATAGCAATAATCAGAGGTGTAAATAAAAGGCGTACGCCCTATTGACCTTTTGATTTCCTTGCTTTTAAAAGTGTTTGCAAGAAAGCTGCCTCCTTTTATGGAAAACAGAAAACTGTCGTTTAACGCTCCGTTAATAAGGCGTTTGGCTTTATCGTGAGAAACATGAAACAGTTTCATCACTTTATAAGGGGTTACATCGGTAAGTACAGAATTTGAATACAGACACTTAATACCAATAGCAAAGGCAAGCAATTCTTTTTCAGCCTTGCTTGCCTTGTATCTTTTGATTATATCTATTGGTATATTAAGTATGTCCATTGACCGATTGTATTTTATAAAATAAAAATCCGTTGCTAAAGTAGAGCGGCAACGGATTTTCATATAAAAAGCCCACGTTAGGGCGATTGTTTAATCATGTGTCTGTTGCCGCTCTACTTGCAACGGATGCAAAGATACAGTATTTTACTGTATCTCCAAATAAATACAGTATTATTATGATGAACAGTAGGGAAATATTAGAGTTTATCACTGATAATGAGAAAGTGACTCTTTCTAAGTTATCTCAGTTGATGGGGATTAAGAGGGCACAGCCATTGTATGATATTCGTGATGGGAAAATAAAAGCCATAAGTGCTAATTATGCGGATAAAATATTATCAGTATTTCCTGAATATAGCCGGGTGTGGCTTATTACAGGAGAAGGACAACCTTTTTCTAAAAATGAGAACGAAGAAAATATTGGTGAAAGTATCATCATGGCTGCAAGTGAACGCTTTTTAGAGGTTATGGAAGGTCTAAAGATTGGACCATACGTGCTTGAAAAAGATTGTGGCGTGAAAAATGCACAAGCTAAAATATCCCATTATAAGAAAGGGGTTACTAAAGCTATTTCCGCTGATATAATAGTGCAACTTTGTGAAGCTTATCCCCAAGTCAACGCCAACTACATCCTCACCGGTAAAGGTCCAATGTTCCTTGACAATGAAACTTCACATTCGTCTTTGACTGAAAAAGATGTAGAAGATTTGCCATCTCCGGAAACTGCTGAATACTGGAAGCGAATGTATGAAACGACAGTAGTCATGTATGAAGCGCAATTTGAGGATTTACAAAGGCGATTTAACGTTCTGAACAAATCTGTGGAAGAAATACAAGACCTATTCAGTGAGAGAAGAAAGGCTGTTTAATATATATGTTTACAAACATGTTTTAAAATAAAACTTTTTCAACATAAAATTTGTTGATATTTCATCTCTCACAAGACACAATTTATTAATTTGAAATATAATGAATGAAAATGTAAATCTAATGATGAAGCACATGCTCCGTCTTGCAGAAGCGTATGAAAAATTACTTAAAGAAGTTGTACAACTGAGACAAGAAGTCGCAATACTGAAAGGCGGAAAGGTAAAGGAAAAGAAAATTTATAATATGAAGATTTTAGGCAGTCAGGTTGGCGGAAGTTGATACAAAAAGCGGAAATGTGCTTCATCATTTGGTTTATGTAAAATAAGATATATATTGATTTACGGTATATATATAGATTGGGCGAAAATCCAAAGGAGTCTCTATCACGTGTCCGAACAGTGGAAAGAGTATAAAAATAAAGGTGGATTGATTGACCGTTTGGAATATTTGCTTACCTTTGTATAAAATATAATTTATGCCTGAAATATGTAGATTTTTTGGAATTATCGTAAGCCTTTATTGGAGAGACCACAATCCCCCTCATATTCACTTTACTTATGGTAATTATGAATGCTCCATTAGCGTCTTGGACAGAATTGTAGACGGACAAGCACCGGCAAAGGTAATTGCCAAAGTTAACCAATGGATGGATTTGCATGAAATGGAAATCCTTACTTTGTGGGAAAAGGCTCAAAAAGGGGATAAACTGAATAAAATAGAACCTTTAAAATAGATGCTTATGTTACGAGTAGTAGATGTAGATTATATCAAAGATTATGAGCTTCTTGTAACGTTCAGTGACGGAAGCAAAAAAAAGGTTGATTTAAAACCATACCTTACAGGAGAAGTGTTTGGGGAATTGTTGGATAAGGATAAGTTCATCCAATACGGATTGACGCACACAACTATAGAATGGGCAAATGGGGCAGATTTAGCTCCGGAGTTTTTGCATGAGATTGGAACGGCTGCATAA